TTTTTATGAGACATCTAATTATATTCAAGTTCCTGATTCTGTGATTGGAATTGAAAAAGTTTTCAAATTTGATACTAGTTCAATTTCTGCAGGTATGTGGAGTATAAAATATCAATTATTCTTAAATGATTTATATTATTTCAATTCAGTAGAACTTTTACAATATGCAATGGTAAAATCATATCTTGAAGATATTGACTTTTTACTTTCAACTGATAAGCAAATTAGATTTAATAAAAGACAAAACAGATTATATTTGGATATTGATTGGGGAGCAAAGTCAAAAGATACTTTTATAGTTATTGATTGTTATAGAATTTTAGATCCAAATGATTTTACTAAAGTTTATAACGACAGTTTCTTAAAAAAATATTTAACGGCACTTTTAAAGAGACAGTGGGGTCAAAATCTAATTAAATTCAGAGGAGTAAAACTTCCTGGAGGAATAGAGTTAAATGGTAGAGAACTTTATGAAGATGCTGAAAGAGAGTTAGATAGCATAAAGCAAAGAATGTCTATGGATTATGAACTTCCACCTTACGATTTTATTGGATAATAATGGCACTTAATCCTTTTTTCTTACATGGATCTTCTAATGAACAAAGACTTGTTCAAGAGTTAATTAATGAGCAACTTAAAATTTATGGAGTAGAAGTAATTTATATTCCAAGAAAATTTGTAAGAAAAGAATCTATCTTAAAAGAAGTATCATCATCAAAATTTGACGATAATTACGCAATTGAAGCTTATGTCAATAATTATGATGGTTACACTGGACAAGGAGATATATTAAGTAAATTTGGCGTAAGTTTAAAAGATGAATTGAGTTTGATTATTTCCAGAGAACGCTTTGAGGATTTTATTTCTCCATTCATGTCCGAAGAAAATAATGAAATAGAATTATCTACTAGACCAAGAGAAGGTGATTTAGTATATTTTCCATTGGGACAGAGATTATTTGAAGTAAAATTTGTAGAGCATGAGCAACCTTTTTATCAATTAGGTAAATTATATGTTTATGAATTAAAATGTGAATTATTTGAGTATGAAGATGAAGTTATTGATACTAGCATTGAAGAAATAGATACTCAAATTGAAGAAGAAGGTTATATTACAACATTATCCTTAATAGGAACAGGTATAACAGCAACTGCAACTGCTGGTATAGGAAGTGGATATGTTAGAAAAATATATTTAAATAATGATGGATATGGTTATACTTCATCACCAACTGTAGCAATATCTTCAGCACCATCTGGAGGTATAAATGCAACTGCTGTGGCAATTACAACTTCGGTTTCATCAGGTTCTGTAAGATCCGTTAAAGAAATAATATTAACTAATGCTGGAATGGGATATACAGTACCACCGACTATAACGATAAGTGGTGGTGGAGGAACTGGAGCTGCTGCAACATGTTCTATAGAAACAATTAATAAAGGAGTAATAAGTTTTTCAATTACAAATCCAGGATTTGGATATAAAACTAAACCAACAATTACTATTAGTGGTTATGTAGGATCTGGACAAACTGCAGTTGGAATAGCATCTTTAAATGCAAATAGTCAGATTAATTCTATTAGAATTTCTAATCCAGGAGTTGGTTATACTCAACCCCCATCAGTCACTATAAATCCACCACCAATTATTTCTGGTTTTGGTACATATATTTTTAATGAAGTTGTGATTGGATCACTATCACAAACGCAAGGAAGAGTTAAATCTTGGGATAAAGATACGAAAATTCTTAAAGTGTCTTTAGTAAATTCTGGTGGAAATGGATTAGGTTTTTATCCTGGCGAAATTGTAGTGGGGTCTTCATCATCAGCGACTTATTTAGTTTCTGATTATGAGCAATGGAATTTATATGATAAATATAGTGAAAATAAAACTTTAGAAGAAAAATCTGATCAAATTATTGATTTTTCTCAGTCAAATCCATTTGGTAACTACTAATGTTAGGAACTTATTTTTATCACGAAATCATCCGAAGAACAGTGATTGCTTTTGGAACACTATTTAATGATATCAATATTAGACATAAAAATTCTACTGATGATGTAATTAGTCAAATAAAAGTTCCTTTAGCATATGGGCCTATACAAAAGTTCTTAGCGAGAATAGAACAACAACCAGAATTGAATAAACCAATCGCAATGACTTTACCTAGATTATCATTTGAAATGACATCTATTCAATATGATCCATCAAGAAAAGCAAATGTAACACAGACTTTTAAAGCTTCTGATGGTTCTAATTTTAAAAAAGTTTTTTTACCAGTTCCTTATAACATAGGATTTCAATTAAATTTGATGTCCAAAATTCAGGACGATGCTTTACAAGTTGTTGAGCAGATATTACCATTTTTTCAACCATCTTTCAATTTAACAGTAGATTTAATAGATTCAATAGGTGAAAAAAGAGATATTCCAATAGTTTTAGATAATGTTACATTTACTGATGATTATGAAGGAGATTTTTCAACCAGAAGAATTTTAATTCATACATTTAATTTTACTGCAAAAACCTATCTATTTGGGCCAGTTTCAGATACAACAGATGGTCTTATTCGTAAAGTTCAAGTTGATTTGTATACTAATACGGATACACAAGTTGCTAAGAGAGAAATGAGATATACCGTTGTTCCAGATCCAATTGATGCTGATCCAGATGATGATTTTGGATTTAGTGAATCATGGGATGTTTTTTCAGATTCTACAAGTTATAGTCCAACACAACAAGCAGATATTTAATATTATGAAAAATAATTATGATAACTTAGATTTATCTTTAAATATTGAAAGTAATATAGTTGACATTGAAAAAGAAAATGACGTTGTTAATGATTTAAATATCTCAGAATTTAAATCAACAGATATAAAAAAAGACTACGAGTATACAAGGGCAAATTTATATTCTTTGATTGAAAAGGGGCAAGAAGCAATTAATGGAATTATGGAACTTGCAGGTGAAGGAGGTAGTCCAAGAGCTTATGAGGTTGCTGGACAACTTATCAAAAGTGTTGGTGATGTTACAGATAAACTAATAGATCTTCAAAAAAAATTAAAGGAAGTTGAAGAAGATAATACAAAAACCACAAATAATGTTACTAATAATGCAGTCTTTGTAGGATCAACATCCGAATTATCAAAGTTATTAAAGCAAGGTTTTCTAAATAGTAAGGAGTAATCTTTTTACAAGTGCATAAGATAAAATCCCATAAAACAGTTGAACAAATTGCAAAGAAACATCGTCTTGATGTTTCTTTTGTGAGGAATCAACTTCGTATGGGAATTCCTGTAGAACATGAACATACAAAAGATAAAGATCTTGCCACAGACATTGCTCTTCAACATCTTGACGAAATTCCAGATTATTATACTCGTTTAAGAAAAATGGAATCTTCTGCAAAAAAACAACATAAAAAATTCAAAGATGTGAAAGAAGAAATTGATTCTTTAAGAGAGAGTAGAAGAGACAATAAAGGAGCAGGAGATCCTGGATATTCTCTTCGTGACTGGTTTAAGGGTGGTGGATGGATACAAGTATCTGGAAAATATAAAGGTAAACCATGTGCTAAACAACCTGGACAAAAAACAAAACCATTTTGTCGTGATGCAGATGATGCTGCAGCAATGAGTACTGCAGAGAAAAAGAGAAGAACTGCAAAAAAACGTAAAGAAGATCCAAATCCAAATAGAAGAGGTAAAGCAAAAATGGTCAGAGAAGAAACTTGTCCAGTATGTGGTTATGATCCTTGCCAATGTTTAGAAGGTTCTCTTCATGAGAAAAAGGATGCTTGTTATCATAAAGTAAAGTCAAGATATAAAGTTTGGCCAAGTGCATATGCATCTGGAGCACTGGTTAAATGTCGTAATGTTGGGGCAAAAAATTGGGGAACAACAACGGAGGCAATAGAAATGATAAGATACTGTCCAAAATGTGAGAAAAATGAAACTCGCAATGAATGTAAATACGGGACAAAATATTGGGATATGTATTCATTACCAATCAGTTTAGGTAAAAAATATACTCCAAATACACCACATCCTGGAAATTTTCCAGAATCTTATGATCATGAGCATTCAATGGCAAGATCTGAACTTGCCACAATTATGTCTGCAGCAAAAAGAATTCGTAAAAAAATGAAGGGTGAAGGTAATATTGAGGCATGGGTTCAATCGAAAATTACTAAAGCTGCAGATTACTTAGATGCTGCTGCAGACTATATTGATAGTGGTGAAATGAAAGAGCAAGTTGCAGATACAGATACAATGTCAGATAAAAAACCTTTTGACATTGCAGTGCAAAAAATTATGAAGAGGAAAGAAAAAATGACTCCTGTTCAGAGAGTTACTGCTTTAAAACAAGCAGGAAAACTTCAAGGTGTCGATGAGCAAATGCTTCCACCTATTAATCCAGAAGCACACAAAAGAGCACAGAAAACTCAAAAACTTTTTAATAAAGGAACAAGTACAGATAATCCAAACGAAAAAGAAATATTTTTAAAAAAAACTGGCCCACAACTTCCATTAGCAAAAAAAGAAACAAAAACACAAGTTGCTCATTATGAACCAGAAGGTGAAGTAATTGATGAAAAATGCTGGCCTGGTTATAAAAAGAAAGGAATGAAGACAATGTTTGGAAAAAGATATCCAAACTGTGTCAAAAAAGAAGGATATTCTGACTGGAGAGCAGAACTCTTAGAAGATTGGCAGAAAGTTAATCGTAAAGATAAAACTGATGGCCTAAGTCCAGCCGCAGTCAAAGCATATCGTCGTGAAAATCCAGGATCAAAACTTCAAACAGCAGTAACTGAAAAAAATCCAGAAGGCAAGAGAGCAAAACGTCGTGCTTCATTCTGCCGACGTATGTCTGGAATGAAATCAAAACTAACATCTGCAAAAACTGCTAGAGATCCAGATTCAAGAATTAATAAAGCACTACGTCGCTGGAGATGTAACTAATGAAATCATTTCAACAATTTCTCTCAGAAAGTATCAATATTGCTGGAGACTTCAATGGAAATCTCTATGTAAATAGCTCTGAATCACAGTCAGAACCAGTTGGTGAATCTTTTCTTGCAGATGTTGTTTGGCAAGGAAGACTATATCGTATGGAAGTTGAGGGAAAAATGATGAATAAAAATGAATTAGCAGAGCAATTACAAACAGAATATCCTGGAGCAATTGTTCATAACATTTATCCATCAACAACAAACTCAGTAAAAATTAAAAACGCACAAAGATACAGACCAGAAAGTTTAACATGGAGTGACTAATTAATGGCTCAGTGGAATATAACAACACAAGATTATCTAAACCAAGAAAGATCATTATTTGAAGTTAATGGTCTTGCAACAAGAGATGGACATATTGTAGATGAATACAATCCATTTCCAGTAACTATAAACACTGATGCTTTTGGAAGAACAAGAGTATCAAATCCACTCACACTTTTTGATTCATCCCACAGATATAGAGATAATAATCTCTGGGAATCTTTAGTTGTAGGCACTGGTTCTACGGTTGGATTCGTAACTGCACAAGGTTTAGTTCATCTTGGAATTGGAACTACTGCTGGTTGCTCTATCGCAAGAGAAACCACAAAGATATTTTCTTATCAACCAGGAAAGTCTTTATTAATATTGAATACTTTTGTGATGAATGCACCAAAAACAAATCTTCGTCAAAGAGCAGGATATTTTGGTGAGGATAATGGAATTTATTTTGAAGTTAATGGAATTGGTTCCACTTCTATAAGTTTTGTAGAAAGAAGTTTATCAACTGGAACAGAAACAAGAGTTCCGCAATCTCAATGGAATGGGGATAAATTGGATGGAACTGGACATTCTGGATTAACTTTAGATACATCTAAAGCACAAATTTTGTGGACAGATGTTGAGTGGTTAGGATTAGGTACTGTAAGAGTTGGATTTGTAATCAATGGAAAATTTATTCATTGTCATTCTTTCCATCACGCAAATATAATTGAATCCACTTATATGACCACTGCTTCTTTGCCGTTGAGATTGGAAATTTCAAATACTGGAATTACTACAAGTTCAAGTACATTCAAACAAGTTTGTTCTACCGTCATTTCCGAAGGTGGATACGAATTGCGTGGATTGCAGCAAGCAGTACAAACTCCAATTCAAACTCCAGTAGATTTACCAGTTGCGGGAACATATTATCCAGTAATCTCTCTTCGTCTCAAAACTTCTCCCAATAGATTAGATGCAATTGTTATTTTGACTGCATTATCAATAATGGGTTCAGGAAATGGTCCAAAATATAATTGGCAACTGAGAGCATCTGCAACTACAAGTGGTGGAACTTGGGTTGATGCTGGTAATGATAGTGCTGTGGAATACAAACTTGATGGTGGAACTGTAACTGGTGGAAGAATATTAGCATCTGGATTTTTAACATCAGCAAACCAAACAACACCGACAGTTGATATTCTTAAGGAAGCATTATTTAAATTTCAATTAGAGAGAAATTCATTTACTGGAACACCTTATGAACTAACACTTGTTTGTGCTAGTGATACTGGTGGTGCTGATGTGTTTGCTTCAATG